AAGAAATCTAATTAAGAGTGAACAAAAATTTAATTTAGAAGAACAATTAGATAGAGAACGTAGTAAGTTAAAAAAAGTTAGAGAGAAGACTAGAGACTACAGAAAAATGATGACTAAAATAGGTGACTTCAAAGATATGTCACCAGATGAAATTAAGGTGAAACTAGACCAAATTTATGACTGGAATGATCCGAGTATTAAGTAGTATATTATTATTGGTGATTCTATCAGGTTGTATGAAAACGACCTGTTTAACAGATACCGATTGTAAGAAGTCATTGGACTGGAATAATCCTGGGTTTACAGTAGTAAGAACTATCATAACTCAAGGCGCAAATGTGGGCAATTAGAGGGTTGACAACCACCCTAAAATGTGGTATATTAATATGATGACAAGCGAAGATATAAAAATACACTTACCTATTGAGGTGAGAAGATTGAATGCACTTGCAGGAGCGTGTAAGAACGCAAAAAGTGACGACTTCAAAGCATTGTGGTATAAAAAAATGATTGACTTAGCTAAAGAATATGGTATGATGGACTATGTAATGAGAAAGTTGGTACATTAATGAATATATTTTATTTAGATAAAGACCCTATAAAGGCAGCAGAGTATTCTTGCGACAAACACGTTGTTAAGATGATATTAGAATCTGCTCAAATGTTATGTTCAGCTCATAGAGCACAAGACGGACAAATGGTAGTAGGTAAATCTGCTACTGGTAGAAAAAGAACTACATACAAACACCCTAACTCTAATATGGATGCTATTTTATATGGCGCTGGTTGGTTGAAACACCCAAGTTGCATTTGGGTTATGGATAGTGCTTATAATTATATGTGGTTATATAAACATATGATGGCACTTGGTGATGAGTACACAAAGAGATATGGTAAAAAACATTTAACTATTTCAAAGTTAGAAGACATATTAAAACACCCACCAAAGAATGCTAAACTAAATGTAAAAGGTTATGATGCTACGCCTGCAATGCCAGATGAATGTAAGATACCTGGTGATGTGGTTGGTAGTTATCGTAAATATTATGTAATGAAGAAACAAAGATTTGCTACATGGAAATCACCATCAGTTGTACCACAATGGTGGACGGAGGCTTTACAAAATGGACTATGAAGAAATGGAAAAGATGTCACTAGAGGAATCTAAAAGACAGACGAAAGACAGGCGTAACGAAGGACTAAATATGATACGACCATTTACCTTTGATGAAAAGAAACTTTTATGGGATGGCTTATACGAAAGAGAAAAAACTACAAGTGAATTGTTAATGGAAGGTTTTAAAGAAGAAAAAATATTAAGAAAACTAGAGGAAGAAAATGATTAAAGAAGCATTGATTAAAAAACTAGAAGGTGATATAGAAGTTGCAAAAGCGGATTTAAGAACTTTTATAGATAAACCTATTGGTGTCGCTGAACATATAGACTATGTGGTGACAGCAGAAAAAAAATTAGAACATCTATCATCAGCAGAAGATAAGTTAGAATCATTATTAAAGTTATAATGAAACAACAACAATTGTTTGAGATAGAAGACCAATATGGTAATGATATTATAGAAGGTCCTAAATTACCTCATATTGAAATGACTACAAAAGAAAAAATAATTGACCCTAAAAATAAATGTTTAGGTGTGAGTTATTGGAATCTAGGTAATCACGTTTTACTAATACTATTCATAATGTGCATAGCATTCGTGGTTCAAGCTTCATACTAATGCCGATATATACATTTTACAATAAGAAAACCAAGAAGCAATATGATGATATGATGACTATTGCAGAAATGGAAGAGTATTTAAAAAAGAATAAACACATATCACAGGTACTTACAGGACTAAATATTGTAGCGAGTGTCGGAAATAGAACTATGAAGACAGATAGTGGTTTTAAAGATGTATTATCTAAAATTGGTGAAGCGCACCCACAAAGTGCATTAGCTAAACAAACCACAAAAAGGTCTATAAAACAAATTAGAACTGAACAAGCAATCGCTAAAAACAAAAGAAGAATAAAAGGATTAAAATAATGGCTAAAGATATACCAGATTACATGCGTGGCTTTGATTTAGAAGAAGACTACGGCGTCACTGCTGTATCATCTGCGCCTAAAACAGAAGCCAAACCATCAGTTGATAAAAAAGATATAGAGAACTTAGGACAACAAACTAATTTAGAAATATCTAAGGTTAAAAATGATGTACAATCAATTAAAGCTATGATGAATGAGATTATGCAGATAGTAGCTGAAAAAGATACTATTACAAAAGACGTACAGAGTGCAGATATAACAAATAGATTTAAAACGATTGAAAAAGTAATTATACCATTTTTGTATAACCTACAGAAAACAGACGAACCTTATATTCATTGGCCTAATAGAGGACCAATTATTAAGGCACAAATAGAAAAGTTATTAAAACTAACAAGGGGATAATAATGAACTATAAAGAATATCATAAAGAGTTAAAAAAGAAAGTTAATATTGCTGAAGATACTAGAAATAATGACAGATCATATAAGACTTGGGAAGATGTTCACACTTTGAAAAAAGAAAAGTTAAAAGCAAAGGATAAATTGAATGAAACTAAGCAATAATTTTAGTTTAAACGAAATGACCAAGAGCCAAACGGCGACTCGTAAGGGGATTAGTAATAATCCTAGTGAGGACCATATGGATAATCTAAAAGAACTTTGTATCAATGTGCTACAAAGAGTTAGAGACCATTTTGGTAGAGTTGTATCTGTATCTAGTGGATATAGAAGTCCAGAACTTTGCGAAGCAATAGGGTCATCTAAAACTTCACAGCATGCGAAGGGTCAGGCAGCTGACTTTGAAATCCATGGTATATCTAACGCAGAGTTAGTTAAGTGGATTAGTGAGCATTGTGATTGGGACCAGATGATTTTGGAGTTTCACAATATAGATGAACCAAATAGCGGCTGGGTTCACTGCTCATATAGATCAGATGGTGAAAATCGTAAACAAATATTGAGAGCTTACAAGAGCGAAAATAATAAGACTTGTTATGAGTCTTATGTACCTAGCTGAAAAGAAGATAGGGAAGAGTTAAGAAACTCACCTGAAAAGATAAACGACCATATGATGAAGTATAGGTCTATATAAGACTTGACAGATACCCTATATTATGATATACTATGAGTATTAAAATATGAAAGTGAAAATATAATGGCTAAAAAATTTAATTTTGTTGATTTAGATAAATCAAAACTACCAGTAACTAAAGGTAAAAAAGTAGATGGTTTTCGTTTCTATGATATAGACGGAAAAGCATATCCATCAATTACTACTGTATTAGGTATTCAAAAGAAAGCACAATTACAAGAGTGGCGAGATAAGATTGGTGAGAATGTAGCCAATTGGGAAATGGGTAGAGCGGCTAGACGAGGTAAAGCAACTCACTTATTAATTGAACAATATATTAAAGGATTGACACCAAGTGAACGAGGTGTGTTACCTTTAGGTCTGTTTAGGCTAATCAAACCATATGTAGATCAGATTGATAACATACATTGTTTAGAAACAATTATGTATAGTAAGAAGTTGACCATCGCAGGTCAAGTTGACTGTATCGCTGAATACAATGGTAAGTTATCAGTAATTGATTTTAAAACAGCAAACAAAGAACGACAAGAATCTTGGATAGAAAACTACTTTATGCAGACTTCAGCCTATGCTCAAATGTATGAAGAGCTATTCGGAAAAGAGATAGAACAAATTGTTATTTTACTTGCGTCAGAAGATGGTTCTGTACAATCATTTATAAAAGAAAAGAAAGATTATATGGATCCGTTAAAGAAATCCATTAACGACTTTTATAAATATTATGAAGAACTAAACAAAGATAAGATCAAGCAAGATTAGCCCATATCTTACAAGAGGGCTTAATGAAAAACAAAATACTAGATAACTTACCAACATTATTTATTATGTTGTTGTTTATATTTGGTATGACACTAGTTTACAATCATGCTAATGCTGAAGACAAAATTGGTAAATACAATTTACAATTTATGTCATATCCAATGATGTGTGGTTTACCAGAAGATGTTGATAGATATATTGCTGATAATGAGTTTACACCTATTAACGTAAGTTTTGGTAAAGAGAATGCCAAAGAAGAGGGCAATATAGTATTTGCTATAACATATTACATAAACGATAAACACCAAACATTA